GGTGGTCGAACGTACGATCAGACTATGAAACTCAAGATAAAGACTGCATAGGAGCTGACATGGCCCTAATCGTAGAAGACGGCAGCGGGGCGGATGATTCTGAATCATACGTATCCGTTTCTGACGCCAGTAATTATGCGACCAAGTGGGGTTATCCGTGGGCTCCTACTGATACAGCTGCTGCTGAAGCAGCGCTTAGGCGGGCAACAAGCTGGATTGATGCACACTATCGCATCTATTTTCCAGGTGAAAAGATCAATGGACGTACCCAATCTTTGGAATGGCCTCGAAAAGATGCGTATGATGCATCGGGCGATGCAATCGACAGTACCTCCGTACCAATTGAAATTCAGCGCGCTACGGCAGAGGCAGCGGTCGTAGAGCTTCAACAACCTAATGCTTTATCGCCGGTTGTAACTAGCGGGCGAGTTATCAAGTCAGCTACAGTCTCGGGTGCGGTCTCGGTAACGTACTCTGATGAGGGTGGAGTCGTTGCTGGTCAGCGTCCTGTTGTGACTAGCATCGACGACATCCTTGGTGGCCTATTCCCGGTAACGGCTACAGGCCAAACTTCGATAGTTTACCTACGGAGGGCGTAGCGTGGGCTTTTATGAGGATATGCAAGGCATTGCAACGGATCTTTTAACCGAATTTAAGCAGGGTACGCTATACCTTGCCCAAACTACGCAAGCTCCGCCTGATCCGGCTAAACCGTGGCTAGCGCCTACAACAACTACACGAAAATTTCTGTTAAATGGTGTTTTAACAAATGTTAATCGCAAGTTCATAGACAACGTAACAATCGTAGCCGCAGATTCACAGGCAACGGTTGCAGTTCCAGGTGTTTTAACAGAAATTGATGGATCACCTGCACTTGATGGTGCGACACAAGATATCGAACCCTATGCAGGGGATATTCTTATAGTAGATGGAAACGAAAGGGCAATCATTGCTGTTAAACGTATTCCAGATGCTGGAACTACAGTTGCATTGGCGTTGGTTGTACGGAGCTGATGATGGCTTCGCTCGATAAAATAGAATTCTTGCTAGAGCAATATGAACCTCAGGTACGAAGCGAATTTATGGATGCCATTCGCGACGTTACTAGCAACACGATACTCGTAGATGTTATACGTAGGCTAGAAGCAGGAGATCTTGAAGGCGCAATTGCTTCGATCGATGCCCCACCAGCAGTGTTTAATCCACTTGTAACGCTCGCTGTTGCATCAATCTTTGCGGCCGCAGGTAGCGCTGTCGTTCAGTCTTTACCCAGAGTGGTAACGAGCGATGGAGTAAGATTGGTTCCACGGTTTGATAATCGAACTCGTCGCGCGACTACCTATCAAGAGCAACGCTCTACAGATCTTACGTCACGTCTATCGGATGAAATAGCTACTGTTGCTCGCCAAACCTTTTCAGAGGGTGTGCCAGAAGGCCGAAGCGCGGATAAGCTGGTGCTGGATGTTGTAGGACGCATTAGCCGTCAACGCAACAAGCGTGAAGGTGGAATGATAGGATTAACACCACAACTTGCAACGTGGGTTCGATCTGCACGTAAAGAACTTTCAGGCAATACAGATGGATATTCAGCCTATTTAAATAGACGCCTTCGTGACGCACGATTTGACGGTATAGTTAACCGTGCGGCTACTGCCGGGGAGCCACTGGATGCTAAACGTGTGGACGCAATTGTCGGGAGATACGCCGACACGCTATTGAAGTTTAGGGCCAGTGTCTTGTCGCACGCAGAGACGCTTGAAAGTTCACATGCAGGACAAGTCGAGGGAATGCAACAGCTGGTAGAATCCGGTTCAGTCCCCCCGGACAGCGTCCGCAAGACCTGGCGCATTAGCGGGTTGCCTAACACTCGTGATAGTCATCAAGATTTAAATGGCACGACCGTATATATGAATGAACCGTTCCGTGCGCGCGGTGGTAATCTTATGTATCCAGGGGATCGATCCCTTGGTGCAGATGCTAGTGAAATCATAAATTGTAGGTGCCACGCCGTGTATGGATTGTCGTATAAAACGACGCAAGGCCAAAGGAGACAAAAGATTGGGTGAGTTCTCCAACACCGTCTCTACTTGGGTGAGAGAAGCAATTCAGGATTGCGATAATGTCCTTCGAGATTCTACACGCGAATTAGTGGAAGCAGTTAAGAAACCAATTGCAGGCGGTGGAAATATGCCAGTTGATACTAGCTTTCTTATGAATTCTTTGGCTGGTTCTTTATCGAGCTTACCGCAGGGCGGAACGCTTGAAGGTGGAAGACCAATGACTGGACTTGCAAGAGAGCTGGTTGGTTTAGCTTCTACAATGAAACTAGGCCAGACATTGTATATGTCGTTTCTAGCAAGCTATGCGGCTGCGCAGAACTATGGGTATACGAGCGGTGGCTATAGCCTAGGAGGTCATCATTTTTTGGAGCTTGGAGCTCAACGTTGGTCTGAGATCGTTAATAGAAACGCCAAAAAGCATGGTAAGTGAACATGGCCACGCGCGAATCTAACATCTTTCATGCACTCATGGCTAGAGTCTCGACACAGCCAACAGGGCTGCCCGTTGTATATCCTGGCCTTGTTTATCCACAGAATGGAGCTGAAAAGGCAGACCAATATATAGTTGTTACCCACTCACCGAATCGGCCCGAGCGGGTTTGGATTACTGCCGGAGAGGCTAGCCATCGTCATCAAGGTGTGCTATCCCTTTCACTTATGACAGAAGTAGGCGTCGGGAACGCCGAGGCCGTCGAATTATCCGGAGAGCTTGCGGCGCATTTTCCTGCCGATCTAAAGTTGATGTACGATAACATTATACTTAGGATCGTGCAGGATGCGCATATAAGCACCGGATACAGGGATGGCGACAGATGGAGAACTCCCATCGTCGTAGAATATCAAAGCATTAGAGCTTAACCGTCTAAAGTTAAGGAGACGACAATGGCAGCACTCTATCCCGTTGCTGGTTGCAAAATTTACATTGGTGGTCAGGTTGTACCGAAGTCCACGGATTTCGTAGCGGCTGACTTTACATCAGAAGTTTGGGAACCGATCGGTGGCTGGACGACCATGGGGTCGTTTGGCGACACGGCACAGCTTATCACCGCGGACGTTATCGACGAAGGTCGTACAAAGAAGCTGAAGGGCACGCGAAACGCGGGTTCAATGGCTAATACGTTCAATACGGACGCAGAGGATGCAGGTCAGGCAGCGTGCCTAGCTGCATCGAACACTGTCGCGAGCTATGCCTTCAAGGTAGAGCTTAACGATAAAGGTGATGGTGTTGGCGCTACGAACTCCTTTAGGTATTTTATTGGCCTCGTGATGTCGGCCGCTGAACAGGGAGGTGGCGCCAATACGCCGCAGACATTCAACGTGACGGTTGAAATTAACTCGAACATCGTCGCGGTTCCGGCAACCCCGGGAACGTAACCGAGCGTCGATGGTATGACGCGAAAACGGAGAAGCTCGGACTCCAGGAAGGTGGAGCGATCTACTATGTCAGACGAAAGCAAGGCGAATGGAGGTTTCGATCTCGCGCAGTTCGACTCTATACAAGGATTGCAAGAGGAAGGAATCGACGTTGCCATCAAAGGGCCGGATGGTAAGACTGATCTCGGATTTTCCATTAGAGTGGCGGGTCCAGATTCCACACGTCAAAAAGCCGCGATCCTAAAACTTCGCGACGAGCGTTTGGAATCGGACGATATAACGCCACTATCCTCGGAGCAAATCACAGAGAGACAGCTTCGCGGCCTCGCGATGTCAATCATCTCTTGGACTCCGTTCAAGCTAGACGGGGTTGAACCACGATTTTCCGAGGGGGCCGCTATGAAGCTATTCAAGCGGTTTCCGTGGATCCGTGAGCAGGTCGAAACCAAAGCTGGTAGTCGTCTTGCTTTTTTGAAGCCCTCCAAACCGGATGCGTCCGAGCAGTTAAGCGCTGGCTCGGAGGGTTAAATCCCCGGCCCCCTGGGCCGGCAGTACATGTCTTCGAGTGGTTTAAAGAGCTTGACAGGGCACGTCCTGTCGGCATGTCACCGGGACCAATTGACTTCCTCCAGATTGAGGCCTGGTCGCGATTGCGTCAGGAGCGGATTAAAAATTGGGAGCTATCCGCTCTGAGAGCAATGGACCAGGCCCGTCTGGATTATTACCACTCTAAACTCGATGAGGATAAAGATCCTATTGACGGTAAACGTGAAAGTAAACCCGTCAAAAGTTCTCGTCCATTGAGTCCGGAGTTGTTTGATAGCTTGTTTGGAGGTCTCAAAAAATGACCGACGCTGTCCTGAAT